AGCATAAGCACACAGAATATGAAGCCTGCTGCCAGAAAAATGCATTCTGTTGTTGTCATGCCGGGTCTCTCTCGTTTGCTTCTGCTTTCGCCGCCATCATTTCCAGCTTTTGTGAAAGGGATGTGGCTAACGTATGAAATTCTTCGTCTGTTTCTACTGGTATTGGCACAAACCTGACTCCAATTTGAGCGAGGCTATGTGCCATCTCGATACTCGTTCTTAACTCAACGGGAGATGCTTTGTGCATACAGCTCCCCGTTTATTATTTATCTCCTCAGCCAGCCGCTGTGCTTTCAGGGGATTTCTGATAACAGAAAGGCCGGGAAATACCCAGCCTCGCTTTGTAACGGAGTAGACGAAAGTGATCGCACCTACCCGGATATTATCGTGAGGATGCTTCATCGCCATTGCTCCCCAAATACAAAACCAATTTCAGCCAGTGCCTCGTCCATTTTTTCGATGAACTCCGGCACCATCTCGTCAAAACTCGCCATGTACTTTTCATCCCGCTCAACCACGACATAATGCAGGCCTTCACGCTTCATGCGTGGATCGTAGTTGGCGAAGTACCAGGCGTCCTTGTCTGTAACCCACATGCTGAATTGCACCTGGGCCATGTAAGCAGGCTTGATAGCGTCAAAGCCGCCAAGCCGGAACTTCATGAAGTCGCGGGAAGTGAAGGGGCATTTAAGCTCAAGGCCGTTACCGTCGCTGCATAAACCGTCGGGAGAGCAGGCGGTGCGCATGCTTTCGTCACGAAAAATTATTGGCGTTTCCGAGACGGTAACATCCGCGATAAACTCGAAGAGGGCACGGGCATCATCTTCGTATTGCTTTCCCCATGCGAGCGACTTAGCGTTAACTTCCGGTGCCACGCCAGTACAAACTTCAGCCAGCAGGGTGTGGAAGTATGACATTTTTGTATCAGGCCATTTGCTGCCGGAACGTGGCTTTGCTATCACATTGTGAACTTCTGAAGCAGTGATAACACCGAGTCTCAGCTTGTGCCATCCATCATCGCCCTGGTCGAGGCTGGTAATATCCACGCCAGTTCGCTGGAGAATAATTTCTGGTGTCATGACACGGCCTCGCTGTTATTTTCCGTGGTGGCGTGAATTTTCGCTTCCGCCGTGGCCTTGTTTCTGGCAGCTTTCTTTTTGACAAAATCAAGCGTTTTGACAGCTTCTTCCTGACTGAGATATTCATGTGATGCAATCGTGCGACGGAATGTTTTGGAACATAAGGGAAGCAGGTCATCCCATGTCTTGTTAATTTCGGTGATTGCCTGAGTGATCTCATTGATAATCTCATCTGATGCGGGAGTGACGTCACGCTCAGGGATGTGATCAGCATTCAGGATGATACCTTCACCGCCCTGAGTGTTCAGGTAGTCGATAGCTGTATCCAGGCGATCGCGACGGGGCCAGTATTTGCTGGCGCGCTTAACAATGGCTTTTCTGGCCATTTCATCGGGGAAACTATCCCACGGGCTACTTCCTCCGTTATTTCCGGCTTTGCTGCACGCCCTGATGACCTCGATTTCCCTGTTGCTCATCTCTTCGGTCAGATAGTCGCCTTCGGATGTTTTTACGACACAATAACCGCCAATGCGTGCGCCCCTGTCGACGAATGGGTTGTATTTGTGCGTGGGGGCGCAGTCAATACCGTTGGACTCGTAAATGTCCTTCTCGTAAACAAGTTTGCATTGCCCCCACTGAATGGCTCCTGTGACCTGTGCCAGATGCAGAAGCCCCATATAACTGATATCCAGGCATACAGCCTTTTTTCGTGGTACCAGATACGCCAGCTTGCTGGCCGGGTTCAGGGTTATGCCTATGGCGGCAACATTGATGATAGCGTTCTGTGCGCTGGACAGATTTCCCCGTGCTGTGTCAGCCAGAAAGGAATTTTTCTGGAATTGCTGAATTGCAAACTGACTTTCCTTAGCCCATGTCAGCGTCGGTTCAGTTAATGCTTCGCAGAAAAAGCGCTCCTGCTGTTTAACAAATTCAACGATATCGAACATTTTTATTGGTCCTGAAAATCAGAAAGGACAGGGGGAGAATTTCCTCTCCCATTCTTCTTCCGCCCGTGCATAGGCGATCGCTGAGATATAATCGTTGTAAGCCTCTTCCGCTTTATCGCCAGTAAGTGCCAGCTGGGCTTCTTTGGGTAAAAAAAGGCTGCTCATAAGCAATGGTTTATCGGGGAACATGCTGATAAGCTCCTGCGCCCGATCGTCAATCCATTTATCCTTTTCATCCTGAATGTGCTGATTAACCCAGCGACGCTCCTCTATTCGGTCACAGGTGAGGTATGCGTTCATGGCGGAACTCCTGATTTCGGTTAATGCATTAAATTAATTTGTCGGGAAAGCTGACAGACAGGGCAGTCACATTCTTCCTCCTGCTCCTTAGCGAAGAAATATGCAGCGGCCTGTAATGCGATGTCTTCTGGATTTTCTGCGATAAACATAACATTGCCTTCCGTATCAATAACAGAAATAGCCTCATCAGGCAGGACAAAAAAATAGGCGATGATTTTATCATCCATAAAAACTTCACCCATTATAGTTTCTGCTGGCGTTACGACGCTTTTTACATTGATATTAATTTTTTGATTGAGCATGATATTTCCTTTCAGGCTGGTGAGATTAACGGCTGGCCTTTATGGTTCAGGTAAACTTCTATTGCATCTGAAATAATGCGAATTTTTTCAATCAGTGAATGTGCGTAAAGTGCATTATTAACGTTAGCTGACGCCATGTAATAACGCCCGTTGTAAAGAATTGCTGTGCCGGGTTTAACGTCCTTGCGAGAAACTAATATGGTTCCGTAGTGAGGTTTGAGCATGACAAATCCTCCGGTTAATTAATCCAGATATTTAATTTAATCCCCGATATATAATCGGGGAGAGATTTAATTAAAGATTAACGTTGAAACCAAAGCGGGAAGATTTTTCCGATGTGCGGGAAATATCCAGCAATTTACGGCGCATTTCTTCCGTCAGATGCTTGAAGGCGTTAAATTCGGCGACAGCGGCGTCAACGTTATAGCCCTTGCTGTGTAGCTCGTTGAGGATGCGCATAGTTGGGCTTGGCATGTCGAAGAGTACGGAAGCATCAAGGCTGATAACCTTGCGATCAACATAGTTCATCGTGGCGTAGGGGTGATGCTCTGAAAACCACGATAAAGGAAAATTGATATTCATCGCAGGAGAAGACAGAGCCAGTTGTTTCTGTTCCCATAGCTGTTTTTCCATGCGATCGAATTCAGCAATATAGGCTTCCTTGAATGCAGCTGCTTTTTTACCAGTGAAGCCCATCACCAGGAAGACGAATCCGTTTTTGGTGATTTGGTACATTGGGCGTTGTTCGCCTTTGGCGTCGGTGTAGGTAACGTCCTCAAAATTGAGGGCGTTAAATTTCTCTGAGCATTCAATATTTGCAATGGCACGTAATACGTTATCGTGTCGCTTGCAAAAATATTCGGCAACGGCAAAGGACGTAGTAACAGCGCGGCCATTGGAAATGGTGATTTCAGGTTGAGAAAGGACTGGGATAGTAGCCATAATGGCAGCCTCCTTGATTGGTGATTAATAACCACCGCAGGAGGTGAGAAGCTCGCTGGCGGTGGACTGTACAGGGTTCTCACAACTGGCAATCAAGGGAACCAGCCCGACCGAAGTCGGCCCCATACAGCCCACCATTGATAAGATGTGCGTGTATGTCGATACAAAAAAAGACGCTGGCGCGTCTGTATCGCCTCGATTGTCAGCGGGGTGAGAATCCCGACACCCGTTTTATAAGGTGTTCGCCCAATATAGCCCCGGCATCACACGCAGTCAATACCGTCCTTTCTCGGAAATGCTTTGGCGATGTGGCAGGTGGGAGACCCATTTCGACCCGATTCGGCCTACTTATCTTCAGCAATAGTCCCTCGGGCCTCGCCGCTTTACGTGCGACATATTCCCGTCCATGAACCCTTCACCACACCCCAAAACATTCCCTGTATTGGTCAGCGCCAACTTCCTGCCAGTGTTGCCCGTTCTCACGCCGTTCTCGCTCTCGCGCGGGGATACTCTCTCATCGACCGGATCGCACCCGATGATACAGCACGTTTACGTGTAGGGGTCTAAACAGGTCATTGACGCTGTAAAGCTCCAGATTGTTAAAGAGCATTTTGCGGCGGGTTAAGTCGCGCCGTACGACTGATTTATGTAGCCCTGTGTAAGGGCGCGATGTTTCTGGCTTGAAATAAATATAACTTGCGGTTATTTTCATGTAAATACCGTCGGTGCTTTTTTAAGGACGAGAAATTATTACTTAACTGATTTTTAAAGTGATTTATTTTTTAAGGGGACAGATAACAGGAGGGGATATGCAAAGAAAAACCCGGCGCATGGGCCGGGCTATTTATCTGGTCCTGTTCTCATTCAGTAGAGTAGGGGCCAAGAAATCGCACTCCGTTGAAGTGAATAAGATGAGAAGGTGCATCAGCCACCCATACCTCTGTTTCCCATGCGATTTCACCAAGATATCGCCCCATGATGGAGCGATTTGGAAAAGCGGTCACATAGACAAGTCCGGCTGTTGATCCGGCAAACAGCCTGGCAAGCTCAGCATGCCGCTTCCCATCAACCGGTCCATGACTGGTGACAGACTCAACCAGTAGCAGCCAGTTTTTCGCAGTAAAATGTAGCACCACATCTGGCATTTTACCGTGTGAATCCACATCAACACCTAGCCCGGCCAGCAGTGGAGCGTCGAAGTAGCCCCACTTTTCGCCAGTGTCGCCAGCATAGACCAGCACGCTACCCGGAGCAAAACGTGGGGCGAAGTCCTCTATTATGGCACGGATAAGTTCGCTGTGCTCGCCGGGACTGAGGGTTATTTGCTGGCCCGCAGCAATTTCAACAGGGATACGATTCTGTTCGCGCTCCTTAGCATAGCGGGTAACCAGCGTTTCACGCTCGGCTAAATAGGTTGCAAGGCTATCGTGCCATGCCGGGCTGCCGAAAGTGCGTAGCATGGACAGAGCAGCAGGTTCGATCTGATAAACAGCCTTCGGGCTGTTCACTGGGCGATCGGGCTTGTCCGGATTGTAGAGGGCTACTCCAGCAGCGCAGAACTGATGCATAGACTGGCGGCGGAATGTCTCACGAGTATTGGGTGCGTAGACCTTGCCGTAGTGCTCCCGAACCCAATTCATGATTGGTGTAATGCCCACAAGCGGATTTTCCGCGTCGGCCCATGCTTTTCCCGGTGTGAGGTTCAGGAGTGCCAGCAAACACAAAGCAGAACGCTCATTCTGCTGCGCTCTGGGCAGGCCTAAGGATGCTATAATTTGCTGAGCGGCCTCAATATAATCATTTTGGTTGTTCATGCAGTCAGAGCTCCTAGCTTAGCGTCAATATGTTCTTGCGTGAGAGTTTCTTGTTGCATAGCCCACTTGCCAAGCTCTATCAGAGTGTCACGGCTTGGGTACTTAATCATCTTGAGGTCGGTTGCATTGACCTGTGTATGCCCGTTGAAGCGACGGAAATACTTATCCACTGCGGTAGTGTTCAGGAACACGGCCAAGCCACGGGCCAGCGCCTCGGGTAACCCATGTTTGTTCTCATGAAACACGTTCATGTGATTTTCAAATCCCAACACTGAATACTCACTGAAGGTAGCAGGATCAACGACGCTTGCTACCACTCGGCGCTTTTCCTCCTTCGACGAGAAACGACGCACCACACAATAAAAACCGTTCGGGTAAAGCCACTTTTCTGTCTCGTCGTTGCGCATGATTGCGTTGGGTTTCTTCAAACCTTCCACAGGCCAGACAGTGCTACTCATACTCAAATGGCTCGGGTAGATCAGGGGAACAGTTCCTTCTTCTGGCATGCTGCGCAAATGAGCTTTCAGTCGGAAATCAACTATCGGTCCGGTCGATACCTTCACGCCAATATCAGCCAGCGAACATTGTACGGCAGATGATAACTCAATGGTGCTTTTCTCGAGCGTGGTCGGCACATGAATAAACCGCTCCGAATCGTCCGGGTACACAATCTGGTCAAATGGGTGTTCGTAGGTGACCAGGTCAAAAAAGCTATCATCGGTCGAAGTTGTGACTGTAACAGCCTCCTGACGGCCTCCACGCTCCAGGCGGATGATAATATTTTCCTGCAACACATCGTCATCCCTGAAAGCTTTGCTACGTGATTCGAACAAATGAATATGGCGGATTGCTGCCCGCTCAAGTATGAAATTACGGAACGGACGGTAATACGGTCCGTTGCAGAAACTACGTGGGATTATGGCCACTATCTGCCCGCCAGGTGCAACCTCACCTACAGCCAGTGCAACAAAGGCGGAATACAGATTTACCGTCTCGATACCGACAGTGCGAAGAGCCTGCCGGTGGGCTGACTGGCTATTGATCTTCTTGTAAGGCGGATTAAGTATTGCATGGGTATAACCTCGATCCTGTAGACCTTCGGCGGTTGCCAGCTCAATATAATCCCCTTCGATGATGCGGGGCGTCACTCTCCTGTACCCGGTTAAGTGCTTCGCAAGGTGACCACACAGCTTTTTGTCGATTTCGTAGGCTGTTGCCTCGACAGACTCAAAGCCAAACTCGCCAACCAGCCAACGGTCGAGGAAGGCGCAAGACAGTGCGCCTAAACCAGCGCCTGCGTCCAGTAGACGGCAAGTTTTCATTGTGCTCGGTGGAAACAAGGAGGCCATAAAACGGGCCACGCCAGAAGGCGTCATGAACTGGCCGAACTCTGCTTTGTGTTTACGCGCGGTACGGGGAGACAGCTCGCGACGCACGCTGTCTGCGACGTCTAGCTTTTGAAGCATAACTAATCCTCTTTACGTGGCATGATGATGCCAACGTGCTTTTGACATCCTCCACATTCTTCAGGCGTGAAGGATGTCAAATCACTCTGTGAGCTCAATCAAAAGTCTCATCATTCCACTGCGATTTGATGACCTTTCCGACAAACTGGCAGTTTTCGTTACACTCAATCATGTCGAATCGTGGGTTGAGCGGCTCCAGGTACGCTTTACCGCTCTCACGAATGAATCGTTTGAAGGTAAATTCATCGCCGTTCATTCGGGCCACGCAAAAATCGCCATCCTCGATTTCCCGTTCAGGGTCAACGAGTATCAGCATACCTTCAGGGAAGCTGGGTTTACCACCCTGCGGTGCGGTCATTGAATGCCCCTTGACCTCCAGCCAGAACGACCTGTCACTGGCTTTTGTGGTGGTGGAGATCCATTTAATCGCATCTTTTGCGGTGTACGAAATATCATCCATTGAGAATGCGCCAGCTTGTACGCAGGAGAGTAACGGATATTCGTAAGCGGGGACACGAGTTAATGGCTCTTCAATTGCGAGCGCCATTTCTGCAATAGATTTTGCCAGGCTGGGACTGAAATCTCCGACCTTTACATTCAGTATCTTAGCAAGCTGTGCTGCGTGGCTGGCATTTATGGCGTTGATGCCAGCCATTAGCTGATTAACAGCGCTTTGGGTAACACCTAATTCATAGGCTAATGATTCCTGCGACAGGCCTAACTCTTTCTTTTTAGCGTTAAAAATACTTTTCAGACGCTTGGCGTCTTCCAGTTGCTCAGGGGTTAACGGTTTCTTTTTCATGTTCATACCATATCACCTTTGGTTATATGTAATGAAATATCTGCGGTGTTGACATTTTAATAACTGTGCGTAATGATATGGGCATTTTGAAGGAGTCAGTTATGGCGATGAAAAAAGAGACCCTGGCTGATTACGTATACAGGTTCGGCCAAAAGAAAGCCGCTAAGGACTTTGGCGTGGCGCAGAGTGCAATCAGTAAAGCGCTTCTCGTCGGACGAGAAATATACGTCAAAACCTTTGATGACGGCACAGTTGAGGCGGAAGAGGTTCGTCCGTTCCCTGCGTTCGTAAGAGGCGATGATTAATCCTGGACACACAGCCCATCGGAGGTGTGAGTGAACAGGCAAATCAAAACGGTTATGCCCGAGCAGTACTGTGATGCTGATCGGGACTGGATACAGGAGCAATTGTTACAGCTAGACCCGACCACCCGGGTAAAAATTGCAGCAGAGTACGCGAGAGTGTACCAGGAAGAGTGGGACAAGGAGCCTGTATCGTTCAGGAAGGGCAACAGGGCAAGACGGAGCGCCAACACCCGGTTACGGGTGTATGTCCAGAAGTACGCGAGAGCCAGCCGTGGCTGGATGCTTTCGCCAGTAGCGGTACGGAAGTTTCCCCCGACACCATGATGGCGGTTAGTTGCGCTAGAAATAATTTCACATGCAACTAATTTCCTGAAAGGAAGCGAGGAGGGGGTAAGGGGGTGGAGTCGTTGGTAAGGCCTGTATCCCTTGGCCTAGGCCAGAAGGCAGGTACATAGGTTAGGTAGATCACTGTATAAGCGCGCGATAGTTCCTGGTGAAATAATTATCGAGCTAACTATTGAGTGATAAACTATGTCAGCAGCAACCAAATCGGCACTGATCCGTACACTGAGCACTGTACCACTGAGAACAGAGGAGCGTTACAGCTTTCTGGCTGATGTCGTAACGATCCTTGAGTCACAGGGGATGCATGTGGCAAGCAATGTCACAGTAAGAATCGATGGCAGAAATTTCCGTGTTGATATTCTCGCAACAGCAAAAACTGGTGGGAGTGTGGCTATCGAGATCGATCGTAGCTCTCCGCGACCCCGCTCAGTCATGAAATTGCGTGAATTGGCACGTCGTGGCACTGAAGGCTTTGTGTTGCTTCGAATGCCAAAGAAACTGACCAGTTATAGCGATGCTGGGATCGATATCATCCCGGCGAATGGCAAGGGGGCGTCATGCTGAAAATCACCCCAAACTTTGCTCAGGAGCGCGGTTTAAACCAGCTGCGGCACCAGTGGAAACAGCATCGCACGTACCTGATGTATGCACCCACTGGCTCTGGCAAAACTGGTCTTGCAGCATTCGTCACTGCCGGAATGGTTGAACGTGGTATGCGGGTGATGTTTGTCTGTCCGTACACCATCCTGCTGAACCAGACAGCGGAACGTTTCACCGAATACGGTTTGCCGTGGGAAGAAATCAGTTTTGTATGGCGTGATCACCCTAACTATGACCCGTCACGACTGATTCAGATTGCCAGTGCCGACACGCTGATCCGTCGTGAGTTTCCTGACAACATCGATCTGCTGATCATCGATGAAGCACACATGAAGCGTCGTGCGTTACTTGAGGTTATCCGGGACAGAGACATCAGGGTTCTTGGACTTTCCGGCACCCCGTTCGCAGCCTGGATGGGGAAGTACTACGAATGCCTGCTCAAGCCTACAACGATTCGTGAACTTATTCAGCGTGGTGATCTGAGCGATTACGAGTTTTTTGCCCCCTCAATGCCTGATCTGGCTGGCGTAAAAACCAGTAACACCGTATTTGGACGGGATTACAACGAGGAGCAGCTCGCATCCATCATGGGGAGTTCGGATCTGGTTGGCGATATCGTTCGCAACTGGCTTGAGAATGGCGAGGATTTGCCGACGATCTGCTTCTGCGTGAATGTTGCGCATGCGAATTTTGTTACCCGTGAGTTTTTACAGGCCGGTATTGGTGCAGAGGTGATGACGGCAGATACCCTCCATGATGAACGACAGGACATCATTCGCCGTTTTGAAGAGGGCGCGACCAAAATAATTGTCAACGTTGGTGTACTGGTTGCGGGATTTGACAGCGATGTTCGCTGCCTGATCTACGCCCGTCCGACAAAATCAGAAATCCGTTGGTTGCAGTGCATAGGTAGAGCGTTACGTACAGCCCCAGGTAAAAAACGTGCGTTGATTTTTGACCATTCTGGTACGGTTCATCGGCTGGGCTTCCCCGAGGATATCGAGTATGACGAACTGCCGGGTAAAAATGACGGAATGAAAGCGTCTGCTGGCGGTGGCGAGGTTAAGGCTGAGAAACTTCCCAGAGAATGCCCCAAATGCCACTTCATGAAGCCTGCTGGTGTACACATGTGTCCCAAATGTGGGTTTCGTCCTCTTGGTGGCGATGATGTGGCAACAGACCGCGATCGAAAACTCTCTCGCGTAAACAAAGGGAAACGCGAATACAGTCGCGAGGAAAAGCAGCGTTGGTGGAGTGAGATCAAGGGGTATCAGAATTACCGCAACGCGACGGGTAAACCCCTGAGTGACGGATGGTGCGCTCATACCTACAAGGAGAAGTTCGGTGTGTGGCCTAAAGGCTTCAGTAATGCGCCGCTGCAAACCTCAGTTGAAGTGTACAACTTCATCAAGTCAAAGACCATTGCCTATGCCAAAGGGCGCAAGAAAGCCATGACAGGAGGCCAGCATGCAGACTAAGAAGGCAGCGGCCGGGCATTGGGGGCGAATTTTTGAATATTACGGCATGCCTCCTGTTACTGGCTTGAAACATTATAGCGGCCCCTGCCCGATATGTGGTGCCAGAGGTAAATTTCGCTGTGATGATAAGGATGGTTCCGGTTCATGGATTTGTGTCTGTGGTCACGGGGACGGGATGAATCTGTTGCAACTTGCCACGGGTAAGCCCTGGGTGACGTTGTGTGATGAAATCGATCGGCTGATCGGAAATACCTGGAAGAGGGAGAAAGTCAGCCAGCCTGTAACAGAGATAAGCAGAAAGCGGAAGCTGGTCATGGATAAGTTTGCCGGACTCCCGTGTCTGCGGGGCACAACAGGTGAGGCGTACCTGCAGGGGAGGGGAATACTCCAGTTACCGATCGAATCCGTGCGTTTCTGTGACCGTCAGATCGCCAGCGGGCGCGAATATCAGGCAATTTACGCCATTGCAACAGATGACAAAGGTTCTCTTTGCTATCTGCATCGTACGTTGCTGGATGGTGATCGCAAGGCGAATGTAGAGGCGGCTAAAAAAATGACTGCGCTACAGGAGTTGCCTGGTTTGCAGCATGCTAAATCGGTGGCAATACGCCTGTATCCGGTGTCGTCCACTCTGGGGATAGCCGAGGGTATCGAAACGGCGCTTTCATGCCGTCAAATCTTCCGCTGCAATGTGTGGTCAACAATGAACTCCGGTTTTATGGAGAAGTTCATTGCGCCACCTGGCGTTAATCACCTGATTATCTTTGCTGACAATGATGCGCACGGCGCAGGTCTGGCGGCTGCCTTTAAATGTGGGCATAAGAATCTCATGAGTTGCAATGACGTTGAGAAAGTCAGCATTCGCTGGCCTGACTTGCCGGATTTTAACGACATGCTCATTCAGGGGTGTGAAGCCCGTGAACATGTGTTGACGCGCAAATTCAAAGCGGAGGCTGCCTGATGGAAATAGAGATGATCAAGGCGGCTAATGGCGTATTTGTACCGGCGTATGAGCGCGATTTACCCCGACTGGCAAAATTTAAAAACGGTGAGCTGTATACACTGGAAGCAAAACTTACCCGTAACCCATCTTTTCACCGGAAGATGTTCGCTTTTCTTAATTTCTGCTTTCAGTACTGGTGCGCTGAACATGCCGGATACGAATTCTCTGATGAAGCGACGCAGTTTGATGAGTTTCGTAAAAATCTGACAATTCTTGCCGGGTTTTATGATGTGGTCACAACCATAAGAGGCGAGGTGAGATATCGGGCAAAAAGCCTGAGTTACGCGAATATGGATCAGGATGAGTTTGAACGTTGCTACAACTCAATGATTAATGCCGCGTTAAAGCATGTGTTTGGGCGCTCAAACAGCCCTGAACTGAATAACCGCCTGCTGTCGTTTTTCTGAGGTGATGATGCAGCAACGTAAACCTAAAAAATGCAAAGTGTGCGGAACCCCGTTTGTGCCGTTTCGCTCGTATCAGAAAGTTTGTTGCGGTCAGTGCGCACTTGAACTGGTCAGAAAAGAAAAGGCCATAGCCTTTGCAAAAGAACAGGCAGACAAACTTAAAGCGCGAAGAAGGGACTTACAGCCCCGCAGTTACTGGATTAAGCAGGCACAGCAGGCCGTGAATGCTTATATCAGAGAACGAGACCGTAATTTGCCGTGCGTTTCATGCGGGACATTCGATTCTGCTCAGTGGGATGCAGGTCATTACCGTACAACAGCTGCGGCTCCCCAACTCAGATTTGATGAACGCAATATCCACAAGCAATGCGTGGTGTGTAACCAGTACAAAAGCGGAAATCTCGTT